TCCAGGTTCACTCTCCCCGGAGCCGGTAACCAGCGTCGCTTTGTACTGATACGCGCCGACGCTCAACTTGCCCGGCGTGTTCGAGAGGACCGACGCCGACGGCGTGCCCGGCGCCAGGGCCTGGCCGGCGACCGTCGAGCCCGTCCCGTCCAGCGTGGACTTGCCGGTGTAGGTCGGCCGCTGCGGGCCGCATTTCACGACGCCGCCGACGCCGAGGTACCAGATGCCGTTCTCGACGGGCAGCGTGGACTCGCCTGGCGCGACGTCCGCGCTGGCCGTGCTGCCGCCGCCTTCCACCGTGACGCGCGACCGGAACTGCGTGAGGTCCGCGCTCTTCGACAAATCCTGCCCGGCGTTCTGCGCATGCGCGCCGGCGAGCACGGCATCGCTCAAGTCCTCCGGGGCGTCGACCGCTTCCGTGAGGAAGAAGTGGATGTCGCGGTCGTAATCCACGTACCACGAGGCGCCGACGGCTTTCGCGACGCGCGTCAGCGCGCGGGTGACTTCCTCCATCGTGAAGTCCATCTCGTCGATGGTCGCGAGCCCGCTGACGACGCGCGTCGTCGTGAAGCCGGACGTAAACGTGGAGATAAGACTCGTGACGATGGTGCTCGCCGATTGCGCCGTGTAGCGGGCGATGACTTTGCGTCGATCGAGCAGGCGGGTGTAGTCGACGCACGACACCTGATAGACGACGTTCGCACGCTTCCCTTCATAGCCCTGTTCGACGCGCGTGATGTGGCCGGCGAAGACCTTGTTGTTGAGGGCACCCTGGCCGACGATCACTTCCTGGCCGACGGTGGGCGCGATGCCGTCGCAGAGGAACGCGCACACGTTTGGCGCCTCGTCGAGCTCGTCGGTGATCGTGAGGCTGTTCACCCGCACGTCCCTCGTGCGATCCGTCCCGCCGATCGTGACGATCGGCATCGTGAGATCGATCGCGATCCCAGCCGTCCCAGCCGAGAGCGTGATCGCGTTCCCGCCCGCCGTCAGCGTGATGCCGCTCGAGGCCACGAGCATGGCGGTGGGCGCAGACAGGGTGACGACTGGCGTGGTCGGATGGAGAATGGACGGCAGACTGGGCACGGGCGCGGAGAGCGTCAGGACCGGCGTGCCGGCCTGGAGCGTGACCCCGCTCGAGGCGACCAGCGTCGCATCTGGGGCAGACAGCGTCAGGACGGCCGTCGCGGCGCCCAGCCGCCCCGCCACACCGTTGAAGAAGAGCAGTAGCGACATCTACGACTTCGTGTAATAGAAGCGGCCGCTGACTTGGATACTCGCCGAGAGGTTCAGCACGAGCCCGTTGCCGCTCGAGGTGACGAACCACGGCTCGCCATCGAAATCGAGGAAGTAACTCCCGCCAGGCTTGAGCAACAGCGCCGGATGGAAGTCGGTGGACGTGCCGTCGCGGTACTTCACGCTGACGTCGCTGGCGCCGGTGTTCTGCACGAAGGCCTTGTAGAGACGCACCGTCTGTCCACCCGTGCCGGCGAGGATCGTGCGATCACCGGACGTCGCTTCATTGATCGCCGCGCTGGAGAGATTCGCGGCCGTCGGGCTGCCGAATCGGACCGGCAGGGGCGCCGTCTGCTCCACCATCGTCGCGACGTCGGTAGCGCCAAATTCGACTTTGATCTTCTGGTGATGGACGCCCGCGATCTCCTCAGTCGCGATGTCGACGCCAGTGCCCGGCGTGATGGGCGTGTTGTCAGCCATGCGCGACTCCTACGGACTGAACTTGCGTGAGCTGCGAATACCCTGGAAGGTCGCGTTCTTGACGAAGTCGTTGACCTCCGACATCGCCGCCGGATTCGTGCTCATCAACATCCCGCTGAAGTTGTTGTTGACGACCGTGCCGCCGCCGAACCCGAGACCGCCGGTCGACTGGAACAGATTCGGGTTGTAGGTCGGCAACACCGTGCCGGCGCCGGGCCCGGTGAAGGCGACGTTGCCGCGCTGGTTGAGCGAGCCGGGCCCGCCCGACGTGATCGGCGAGCCTGGCGACTGGCCGATGATCAGAAGGCCGCGCTCGATTTCATCGTTGAGAGATTTCTGGGCGTCCTCAAAGGCCTTCAGGTCGTCCGTCATTCGCGCCTGACGCGCGATATCCTCGTAGGCGGTCGCGAGCGCTTCAGCGTCCTGAGTGGATTTCTCAACGATGGGGCCTAAATTCGTGAGGTCGACGCCCAAGGTGGTCGACGGCAGGAGGTTGTCTTTCGTGAGGCCGGCGAATTTTTGGTAGCCCGTGGTGAGCTGCGTATACATCGCCTCACCTTGCCGGCCCGTTTCTTCCATCGCGGTTTTGGCCGCGCCCAGGACTTTCGCGATGTCATCCCACGCGCTTTTCTGCGGCACGAGGCCGCGGAAGGTGAGGTCGGTGAGGGCGTCGAGATACTGCTGGGCGCGGTCGATCTTGTCCTGGCCAGCGAGCTGATCGCCGAGCTTCTCGAGCTCTGCTTCCCACTGTGCGTACTCGGCTTTCCCGTCTTCCCAGGCCTTCTTCGCGCGCGCCGCGGCGGCCTCGTGGGCGTCGCCCATCTCCTTGGCACGGTCGGCGTTGATCTTCATCGCCTCCGTCATGTCGGTGATGTCACGCCCGGCAATCACCGAGGCCTTGTTCAGAACGTCCATCTTCGCGGCGGCCGTCTCAACGGCGAGATCGCCCCACCCCATGAGCGCGGAGACGTTGTTGGCGATCGCTTCATCGAGCTTGAAGTAGTCGGCGATCATTCGGCCGAGACCCCAGCCCGCGAGTCCCGCGCCGACGACGAGACCGGCGGTGCCCACGGCTCCGATCTGCGTCACCGTTTTGCCGGCCGCTTCCCCGAGCTCCCGCATTGCCTGAATCTCTGGACCGATGTGCACGCCGAGCGCGCCCAGCGTTTTATCCACTTGCGAGAGGCCCTGATGAAACGGGGTAAACGCGTTGCCGCCGTCGGTGTTGATCCGGTTGAAGGCGACGACCGTGCCATCGCCGGCCTTCTGCACGCGGATGAGGCCTTCCTCGGCCCTCACCACCTCGGCGTGGAACGGTGAAAAGTCGGCTTCTAACCGTCCGCTGAGCGGCATCTATGGCACCTGGCTCACGAGCTGTACGAGGGCGCGGTAGTCGTCGGGGTCGAGCTCGCGGATCCAGCCCACGCGCCATCCGACGCGGACGGCGAGGGCGAGATCGCTGCGCCGTTCATCTTCGATCTGCGGGTTTTTTTTTCCTCCTCGCGCTCCTTCTCCATGGCGTCCTTGTGCGCTTGGATGGCGTCGCGAATCTCCGTGAAGCTGTCCACGTCCAGGCCGTCGAGGACGCGGCGCATATCGGCGGCCGACACGCCGCGGATGAGCACCGGCTTGCCCTCGTCGTCGGTCAGCGACCAGTCGATCAGGTAGGCCGTGACGAGCGCCGGCCCGGCCTGCCGCCGATTGACGAGCAGCTCGCCGGTCTGGCGGTCGCGCCGGTACGCGCGCGCCCAGTATTCCCGGGATTCGCCGACAGTGAGCCGTCGCTTGACCAGAATCCAGTCGCCGTCCGAGATCGGCAGCGTGACCGTTTCCGGCCGCACGAACCGTGACCCCATACACTCACCTCCAGTTGCGCGCCACCGCGCTGATCATTTCCGGCAGCTGTGGCCCCAAGGTCGCCGAGAGTGCCCGTGGTCCCCGCCCCTCCCCGAGCTCGATCGACTGCACCGGCCAGCGCCATTCGCCGTCTTTGTGGGGCGCGATAAACACGAGCGGGCGCTGGCGAATCTTGAACGCATCGACGGTGACGATCGTGCCGCGGAGGCTCCAGGTGCCGTCGCGTCGACGGTGAATCGTGTAGCCGTTGATCGCGGCCGCCGCGAAATAACCCCAGTCGATCCGGCCGACGACGCCACGAATGTCTCGCGGCCCGCCAATCACGGCTTACGGCGCGATGGCCCAGTTGTCGGCCGCGTCCCATTTGCCGCTGCTCGAGACCCCGCCGCCAGACGCGACGTTGATCGAGCCGTCGACGTTCGCGAGGCCTTCGAAGTAGACGGTGGGATCGAGGCTGTTCGGCACGAGGCGCAAGCTGACGGGCGTGCCCGCGAGCACCGCCTCGAAATACGCTGGGCTTGACGTCGCCACGGCATTCCACCAGGCGCCAAGCGTCCCGCTGAAATCCGGTAACCCGCTCACGCGCCGTTTGTTCGTGTCGCCAAACGCGGTCACGTCGACGCGGTCGGTCGACGCGTCGAGCGTCCACGCGTTCATGTCGGCGAGCACGACCAGCGCCGCGCCTCCCGCCGGGTCCATCTGGACCTGACCGTTCTTCCCGTGAATGCGTTGATCAAGCGGCATCGTGTGACCTCACTTCCGAGTACGGTTCGTGTCCCCGAGTCACCCGTGTAATGGCTCCCCGCGCCTGATTTTGAAATTGGTGACGACTTCTATCGCTGCGCCGCGTTTGTCCGCCCGCAAATATTTCCGACCCGCGTGATTGAGCAGATAGAGCTCCGCGCGCTCACGGCCCGGCGTGTCATCGAAGAATCGGCATTGCTTCGTCACGTCCTGATTGAACCGATACACGTGCAGATGGATGCCGCGATCACAGAGTGCTCGATGGCGGTGGACGTCCATCGGTCCCCAGACTTCGCGCGGCGAGCGGCGCGACCCTACGAATGGGCAGCGCGACAAGGAAGGCCGACGCACGCTTGAGAAAGCTGCGCTTGGTCATGACCTAAGCACTCGTCCCGACGATGACGATGTCGTAGGTCACGCCCGTGCCGCCGGCGCTGTTGGTCAGCGTCAGCAGGTCGCCCGTCCCGGCCGTGACCGTGATGCCTGTGCCAGGCGCGACCCACACGAAGGCGCCGCCCGGCTTGATCGCGATGCCATCACCGGCCGCGAGAAACAACGGCACGCCGTTCGACGCGGGCCGGGTCAGCTGCACGTCGTTCGTGTTGCCGGCGGCCGCCTTGATGATGACGGCCTTGATCTTCGCGAATGTGATCGTCGCGCCGAAGGCATCGCTCAGGACGGCGGCCAGGTCGAGGTCTTCCGTCCCGCTGGCCGCGAGGGTCCGCTGATCGGTGAAGACGCGATCCGCCTGGTTCGCGCCGGTGCCGCTCGTCAGCGCGATGTCGTTCGTCAGCGAAAACGGCATCGTCGGCGTGCCGAGATCGGCGACGGTGGAATGCACGCCCTTCGCGCGCACGTGGATGTCGGCCGTCACTGCCATTGTCGATGCTCCTTTACGTGCTCATGACCACACGGTAACGTCCGCCGCGGCGATGCCAGAGGATCGTCGGATCCACCTCGTCGAACTCCGTGAAGCGGATCGGTTCCTCGCGGTAGATCGTCATCAGCGCATAGCCGTCGACCGCCAAGGTGGCCGGCGGATACGGCGGTTGCGGATCGAGCAGCGCGTCGATGCGTGCGGCGGCCTGGCGCACAGCCGTGCGGTCCGCCACCGAATCGCCGCGGATCCGCGCTTCCACGAGGTAGACCGCGTCTTCGAAGGCCCGTGCGCCCTGCGCCTGCTCATCGACGCCATGTGCCAACGAGACGATCACAAACCGCGTCATGTTGGGTGGGGCGAGATCGAAATACGCGCCGTTCGGGATAAATGACAGCAGCGTCGCATCGGCACCCAACTTCGTCACGATCGCGTTCCCGATGAGCGACGAATCAGGCATCGGGGTCCCCGGTCACGAGCAGGCCCTGCCGGACGAGCAGATCCTTCAGGCGCGCGTACATGTCGCGTCGTGTCCGCCGCATGGTCGGAATGAAGACGGGCGCCGCTGGCGTCTTGCCCCACATGCGACCCGTCGGATGCTTCTCGCCGTGCTGCGTGATGTAGTGCCGCGCCTCCGTGCCGTATTCGAAGAGATGCGCGTGCTTGGCCTTCGACCAGACCATCGCTCGCAGCCCGAACCGGCCAGTCGTGCGCTGCTCGACGACGACACCGGCCTGGAGATTCCCCGTGCGGCTATGGCGGCCGTATTCCGTGCGGATCGCGACGGCGGCGCTGTTCGCCGACGCGTCGACGATCTTCGCGGCCTCGCCCGTGAGATAGGCCGGCAGCGTCCGCAGCGCCTCGCGGAACTCGGCCCAGCCGTGGAGCGTGAAGCTATTGGTCTTCCCGGGCATAGCTCGTTTCACGTGGAACACAGATCACGGCAGCGGCCTCCGTCCTTGAACCACGCGCACAATGATGACGATGAGCAGCACGACGAGCAGCAGATGCACGAGGTTGCCCAGCGGGAACACGAAGTACCCCAACAACCACGCGAGGATCAGGATCACGATCAGCAACTCGAGCAGGCTCATGTCACGATCTCCTCGCACACGGCGATCGTCTCGACGTTGCGCTCCTCTGGGTTGCTGACGCCGCGCACGTAGAGCGTCCGGCCGTTGAACGTAATCCGCGTCTGCGTCGTGACCTGCGAGTGGTACGGCATCGTCACGATGTGCGACGCGCTGGCGGTCACCGTGCCGGCCGTCACGCGCTCGAGGTCCGCGGCCGTCGCCGGCGTGATCCGCGCCGACACGCTTGCCGGGTTCAGGTCGGTCCAGGTCTGCGTGTAGCCGCCTTCGCCATCGCTGACTGGCGGCCCTGGATTCTGCAGGCTGACCCGGTGCGGGCGATCCGCGACGCGCGTCGTCGGGCCGATCGTCGGACTCATGCCAGCGTGACCAGTTGATAGCTCGCGATCTTTTCTTCGTACTCATCGCGAAGATCGGCCTCGGTCATCCGGTCGCGGCCGGCGGTCGCGGCGTGCGCGACGAGCAGCCCGACGGCGTCGACGAGCTCCGGCGCAGCGGCCTGCAGCAACGCCAGGCTCGCGTGACCCACAACGACGCGGATCGCCCAGGGTTGGAACGACCGCAAGTCGGTGGGCCAGGTGCCGGTCTGCGACAGCGACAATCGGGCCGGCACCGGCACGGCGCTCGAGGGATCGAGCAGATAGTTCACGGCGTCGAGCGTCTGCACGGCACCGCTCGTATCGACCGTCTTCACCGAGACGACGGCTTGCACCGGACGCCACGGTAAATCGAACACATCGCCGGGCAGCTCGTCGAAGAGCACGTCGTACATCTGCGTGAGCAATGCGACGCCCGTATCCTTTTCGACTTTCGCGCGGGCGGACGCGATGAACCCCGTCATCAACGCATCGCGCACATCGCCGTCAGCCCAGTCGAGTCCCGCGCGGAGCTTCGCTTGCGCGAGCGTCAGCGGTTCGACCGGCGTCGTGCGCGTCACCGTGCCGCCCGTACCACCGACGGTCACGTTGACCGGCACCGTGAAGGTCGTCGTCGTCAGCACCGTCGCGACGTGCGATCCGTCGAGGGTCGGCGTCGAGCCGGTATGGCCCGCCACGGCGACCGTATCGCCGCTGGCCAGGCCGTGCGGCACCGTGCCGGTGCTGAGCACCGTCGGATCCGCGGCGGCGGCGGAGGATGAGACGAGGGCGATGGCGCCTGAAGGCACTGGCACTGCCACGCCATGCGGCGTTCGGGGACGACGCGAGTCCGCCGCCCAGAACGGCGGCTGGATGAAGACGGACATGGGCTGGATCCGCGCGCTTACTTCTTCGGCGTCGGCGTTGAGGGTGTGGCCGGCGGTGTAGGCGTCGGTGGCGGCGTCGGTGCTGGTGTCGATGGATTCGGCGGAGTCGGTTGGTTCGCCATCGCAGATCTCCTCTGTGTCCCGCGGTAGGTTCCCGTCGTGAATTGCCCCTTGGGTAAGGTCTCCTGGACGACCTCAGCATGCATGGGTGGCGGCTGCACTTCCGCCCGCGCATCGCGCGCCGGCAGTTGCACGGCCGTGATCGGACCGCTCGAGGCGGTGCACGTCGTATGAGCCGCGCCGCAAATCGGGCACGGCCCGGGGTCGTGCCGGTACCAGGGCATCAGCGGCCTTCCGGCTTGCGGACGCCAGGCGCCGGTTCGTTCGCGCCAGCCGTCTGCTGCTGCTGCGTGCCGCCGCTGGCGTCGTCGTCGACGGCTACGGCGACCCCGTCGGCCACCCACTGATCGGCCTGGTCGGCCGGCAACGGGACGATCTGGCCGGTCTTGTAGGCGTCGCGATTCTGCGTCATCCGGATACGTTTGGTGTCAGCCACGATGCGTTACTCCTTTGCGGTGCGAGGTGAGCGACCGATGACGGCCGAACCTACCCTTCGAGGACGTAGTTGAAAATCACATCGACGTGCGTCGCGGTCGCGAGCGACCCGCCCGTCTTGCCGACGGTGACTGCGGTGTTCACGTCGAGCGGCGTATGCGAGGCGCCGTCGGCGAGCACGTCGGCATTTGCCGCGCCGGCCCTGACGACGGCGCTCTGCGTCAGCGCCGCAACGGCCACGGTAAGCAGCGCCACCGACCCCGCCGCGCGCGTGCCGAGGATGCGGACGTCGGTCGCGCCGCTGGCGGCGCCGCCGATCGCGATCATCTGCGCGTCGATCATCCGGTAGGCGTAGCCGGGCACCGCGGCCAGCAGTGTGGCGCCCGCATTGATCTGCGCCGCCGTGAACCGCGTGCGGATCGTCTGGACGTCGCCCTGCGCGTCGGTCCGGACCATCTGATTCGTGGACGAGTTGTAGCGTGGCATGGCGGCCTCTCTTCAGCGATACGCGATGGACCACATGACTTCGTTGGCGGCGACCTCGGTGACATCCGAGTCGGCCGCGCCCGTGACGAGCGCGCAGGTCAAGGCGACGGTGAACTGCGCGCCGTTCGGATACACGGCGGCCAGCGTCCCGGTCGCCGCGGGTGGAATCGCGAGCGCCAGCCACGGCGTCGAGGTGCCCGGGGCGGCGTTCGCGGCCGTCAGGTTGAAGCACTTTAGATACCTGGCGGCCGCGTTCGTGTTCGTCGCCGTGATCGAGTAGACCGCGCCGGCCGTCGCCTTGATCTGCGTCTCGTCTTCCGTCGTGCCGACGGAGATCTTGCGATGCATCAGCGCAGCCGATGCTTCCGTCTGGGCCAACACTGGCGGTGACACCGTCAGCACCGCCAGCGCTAGCGAAAGCACCATCAGCAGAAGACAACAGACGATTAAGGCCCGCCTCTCGAATCGCATGGCGTGTTACGCGAGCCCCGTCACGGTGCCGAACGCGCCCGGACGATACACGGCCAGGGCGAGGCGCTCTTCCGCGCGAATCGCCTGGAGGTTCTTGACGAAGAAATCGCTGTGCGAATTCGTCGCCTCGACCCGGATCCCGCCCTTGCGGAAAACCTGCGCACTGCCGGCGTAATCGCCGACCAGCGCTGTTCCAGCCGCGATCGAGGGCGTCACCGACACCGGCAGTCCCCACAGCGTTTGAATCGTCTGCATCCCGGCGAAGGGACCCGCGCCGTAGTACTGGCCGTTGGCATCCTTGGCGAGGACCGTCGTCTGCCAGTTGGTCGGATTGATCACGACACCGGTCGGATCGACAAACGCCGTGGTCGCAATGGCGGTGCGCTGCTTGAAGATCGCGTCCGCGTTGGTGTCCGATCCCCGCGCGACGGCCGTCGCCAGCCCGCTGCGATCGAGGATGCCGCTGATGTTCGGGGGCGTGCCGTCGCCGTTCAGCAGCTGATCTTCTTCGGCGAGCTGCACGCCGAGGCGCAGCCGCGCATCGATGTAGGAGCGAATCGCCGAGACATCTTCCAGCATCTGCTCGGTCACCGGCAGCCAGTGTGCGATGACCTGCACGAGGTCGCTGATCTGATCGAAGACGAGCGTCGATTCCGGCTTCGCCGCGCCTTCCGCGACCGTCGCGGCGGCGTTGGTGAACGTCGTCTCCTTCATGTAGGTGATGGAGTTGGAATCGGTGGTGCCCGACGCGATGAGGTCGGCCACCACGAGCCGCTTGAAGCGGAGATCGATGATCCCCGGGCGGTAATCGCTGATGATCAGATCCCCGCCAGAGGCCGCATCCGTGGTCAGGGTCGCCGCCATGAGTTCGGCACTGGGGCTCGTCCAGGCGGCTTTGCTCGAGCGCTTGCCGGAGGTCTTCTTGATCCACTCGTAGGCCTCCGACTCCACAAACTGCTGGCCGAGCGATTTCATGACGCGCTGGGTCTGCTGCGGCCCGAGCGGCAGCTGCTGCGCGACCTGTGCGGCGCTCATGCCGGCGGTCAGCTCCGCCAGCGCAGTCGAGAAACTGGCGTCGCTCTTCGCGGCCTCGACCCTGGCTTTCAGGGCCTTGCCTTCATCGAGCAGTTTCTGGATGTCCTTCTTTTCGGCGTCGGACATCAATCGGCCTTTGGCGATGACCTTGCCGTCGGCGTCCTTCTCTTCGAACGCCTGGCATTCGCGCATCGTCTTCTCGAGGAGGGCTGTGGCTTCACCGGTTTTCTTCAGCAGGTCTTGTTCGAGGACCGCGATATTCATGACGCGACTCCCGTCATTTCAGAGCGGATAGTTGAAGCTCGAACACGTCGTGCTCGAGCGCGACGAGCGGCGCGCGATCCTGGATGGTGGCCACCGGTGCCGCCGGCGGCTCCTGCATCGTGTCGTGCGTCGCAATGTGTTGCGCGCGGGCGGCCGCCGATTCGCTGGGGCCCGTCATCACCCGCGCGAGCGTGTCGTCGAGGGTGGCGATGCGGTCGATCATCTGGAGGCTCAACGCCTCCTGCGCGGTGACCGTGCGGCCTTCGCCGTAGCGGCTGCGCACGTCGCCGACCGGAATGCCGCGGCCTTTCGAGATGTCGTTCACGAAGAGCGCTTCCGCCTGGTCGACCTTCGATTGCAGATCGGCCGTCGCCGTCTTGCTGATCGGCTCGGTCTCGTTGCCGTCGACCTTGTATTTCCCGGCGTAGATGTAGGTGACCTTGACGCCTTCCATCTCGAGCGCCTGGCTCAAGTCCTTATGGATGGTGAAGACGCCGACGGATCCAACGAGCGCGGACGGGGCGGCCACGATCTCGGTGCAGCAGGCGGCGATCCAGTACGCGCCGGACGCGGCCGTGTACTGCACCTGCGCGATGATCGGCTTCTTCGTGCGGGCCTTCAGGACCTCGCGCGCGAACTCCGTGGCGCCGGCGACGTTGCTGCCCGGCGAGTCGATGTCGAACACGATCGTCTTCACGGCCTTGTTGGCCATCGCCTCGCGCAGCTGCACCGTGAGTGTCTGGAACGTCGTCCCGCCGCTCATCTCGGTCATCAGGTTCACGCGCGGCGCGATCACGCCGAAAATAGGAATGATGGCGACGGCGCCGCCTTCAACCGGCTGTGGCAGGTTCTTCCGGTTGGTGAGCGCGGCCTGGATCTCCTCGTCGGAGGCCTTCAGGCCGGCGACGCGTCGCGCGAGCACACCGGCGATCACCTGCAGCATCGGCCGCGTGATCGCCCATGGATGATCGAACGCGAAACTGAGGAGATGATCGTACCGGCCGCTCATACGGTCGCCTCCACGGCATCGAGGCTGCGCAGCATTTCCACATTCGCCGCAAGCGCCAGACGCGTGGCCTCGTCGGCGCTGACGACCGTCGTCAGGTCTTCGACGAGCTCGCGGTTCCACCGATCGATGTCCGCGAGGAACGCGGAGGCGCGCTCATCGGGTGATACCTTTTGCAGGCGCGCGCGTTGACGAGCCCGCGCGGCCGCGATCACGGGTGCGGCCAGGTCGCGCGCGGCCGCCTCCTCGTCGGAGTCAGGCGGCGCGGGCGCTTCTGTGTTTGGCGGTTGGCTCGGTTGCGCGGTCGCGTCCGACGGCCCACCTTGCTGCGGCGCCACACGATCCATTTCTGGGTCATCGAGCCGTGGCAGGTTTTCGAGCGCGCGCGCTTCATTCACCGTGCGCCACGGGCGCCCCACGGACATCTGGATGGCCGCGGCGCGTTCTTCGAACGTGCCGGCGAGCTTCGCCCCAATGTTGAACTCCACATAGACGTCGCGCTGGTCCTCGCATTCGATGAGCAGTTGCCGCTCGAGCTCCTGCGTGATCATCTCGATCGTCGGACCGAGGGTGTCCTGATAGAGGTGCTTGTGCTGCTCTCGGATGTTGGAAAACGTCGCGTGATCGAGGATGCCGACCATCGGCTGCGGGATATGCCAGCCCGCCGTGGAGACTTCGCGTCGGAGTTTTCCGCCGAGGACGTACTCCGAGTCCTTCGATGAAAACGACGCCTGCTTGTAGGTCGCGCCGCGGGGCCCAACGGCCGTCATGCCGGCTTTCCCGCCGCCGCCGGCGTATTCCTGCCACTGTTCGCGGAAATCTTGCTGCTGCTCTTTCGTCCATTTCGGCGCTTTGTCGGAGAGCTCCCAGATCCCTTCCATGCGGCCGGCGTTACTCCACAGCTGCTCGCGGTACTGGCCCGCGGCGGCGTCCTCGGCGACGATCGAGCGCAGCGTCTCGAGCAGCGACAGGCCGCGCAGCCGCTCGCAGGGGTTGTAGCCGTTGAAATAGACGATTTCGCTCGGCGCAAACCGCCGCTCGCGTCCGTCTGGCCGCCAGATGAATTCGCTCGGCAGCAGGCCGCCATCGACGCCCATCTCGCTTGGCGGCAACGGCACCAGGCCGATCGCGTTGCGGCCGGCGTCGCGGTACCGCACCTTCAACCAGAACGCCTCCATGTAGAGCCCGATGTCGCCCATCAGGGTTTCCATGAGGCGGTAACAGGTCATCGCGGGGTTCGGCCGCTTCAGCCACTGCGCGAGCTGGTGATCGGGCAGCCGCACACGGTCCGTGTCCGAAACGCGCCGATAGACGTGCGGCGGCAGATGCGCGAGGTTGCGCATCAGGAAGTCGATCGGGATGCGGATGTTCGGGTAACGCTTGTAGACGTTGCTGTAGATCTGACTGTGCCCGTAGAGCGCGAGCGAGCCATCGCTGCTCCCGGTCCACCGTGGCGGCGGCGTCGTCAGCGCCTGCACGCCATCGAAGGTGCGGACGATCACGACGGCTGTGCCTCGAGGAAGGCCACGTTCTCTCGCGGCACGTGGACCTCGCCGACGATCTTCGTCGCATCGCGGCCGGCTTTGAGCGCGGAGCAGTCCCGCAGAATCAGCCACGAGCCGCGCGCCCGCCAGAGAATGCCCTCGATCGCTTCCGACTCTGAGTGCCGGAGATTCACGATCACGCGCCGTAGCAAGGCCGGTGGTCGCCACCAGCAGAGACAGGAGAGCCAGCGCAGCACTACCGACCCACACGCGCCAGTGTGGGGGCGATTAGGGCGTGGCGCCTATTTTCGAGTACGAAACGTCGCCGTTGGGCTCAGCCGTCGTCTTCGTCCTCGAGGAGTCTGGAGAGGCTTCGGCGGATGAGTTCCACCGGTTTGACGCGCTCGCGCGTTGCTCGTTCGCACACGCGGTCGTAGTCCTTGGACGGCACGCGGACTGTCACTGGCGTCGTCGTATCGCCTACGCGAATCGGCGGCCGCCCGCGTTTCGATTCAGGCATGGCTCCGGCAGCGGACGCACGCGACGGCCTGCTCGAGCTGACTGCGGTCTCGCTTGTGCCACGGAATGGCGACGCCGATCAGGTTCAGGTTCATACGATCACCAGCACTGGATCTTCAGCGGGCTGGTCCGGCGGCTGCGCGATACGTCGCGCGTTCGCCATCACGAGCGCCGAGGGTCCATCGATCTTCTCTTTCGATTCTTCCTTGTCGAGACGCACCTGTTTGTTGCGGCCGTGACGAAGCATCGCATTGTCCATCTGCCACGTCATGATCAGGTTGTTGCCGTGGGCCAGGCCCACATCGGCGATCAGCTTCTGCACCGAGCGGATCGATTCATTGAGGCCGAATCCCTGCGGTGTGTCGACCATCGTGATGTCGGCACCTTGCAGATGCAGCGACAGCTGGTGCGCGAACCGCTTGTCAAATGCGATTTCCAAGATGCTATCGTTCCGCGCGTCCTCGAGAATGGTCTCCTCGATCAGATCGTCGTCGGTCGTATCGCCGTCGGTGACCGTCAGCAGGCCGGCACGCTCCCATTCGGCGTAGGGGCGATCCGGATACTTCTTCAACGCTGCCCGTGGAAGCCAGAACCGCATCTTCACGACGCAGAACGTGTCGAGATCCCACAGCCGCGCCCACGCCGCGAAATCATCCGTCTGCCCGAGATCGAGCCCTCCGTAACACGGCGCACCGATCAACGCCTCGTCGGTGTAGGCGAGCTTGCGGCCGCACTCGTGCCACTTCGCCATTTCCCATGCGGGCGAATGGCTGTGCGTCCAGACGCAAAAATTCAGCCGGAGCACGGTATTCGTCTCGCTGGTGATGTTGTTCGCGTTTTCCACCTGGCGGTCCAAATAGTCCTGCTGAATGACAATCCCGAGGTTCGGATTCGCCTTGATGTGGCAGCGCTTGTCGGTCAGCGGGTCATCATCTTTGTCCAGCGCGCAGACATACGCGAACAGCCGCTGATCGTCGACAACGCCCTCGAGCACCTTGCGGGCGTGCTCGTGATGCTGCCAGCAGATCGACGTCCGATCGAACCCGCTGTTCGTGATGCCCATGAAGAGCGGCTGCTTCCGCCGCTTCGCGCCCGCGCGCATCTTGTTGACGATGACGGCGTCCGCGTACTCATGCTCCTCATCGAAGAACACCATATGCGGCCGCGGTCCCGACTTGCCGCGCTTCTCTTTCGTCTGCGGCCGGAACCACCCGTAGTTCGCCGCATAGCTGATGTTGTCGGCGCTGCGGTACAGCAGCTGGTTCAGGTCCGGGGACGCGTCGACCATGCGATCGGCATCGCGCCAGCAGATGCGCGCCTGCTCGATGCCAGTGGCGACCGAGTAGATCTCCGGCGCCATCTCGCCGTCCATTGTGAGGCCGTAGAGACCGATGCCCGCGGCGACCGGTGTGTTGTGCGTTGGAATCATCGAGCGGCCGGCAAGATAGAGATGCGATGGCGTATCGACGCCAATGCACTTCACAGGCACGGATGGCACCGGCCGAACGTCGACGATTCGGCGATCTGCTGAGAGGCGCCGGCGCTGATGCCTGACGACCTGGTGCTGAAGTTTCCGCCGCAATCTGAATACTGGAAGATCTGCCGGCGGGAAAAACTGAACGCTCCAGCAGCGAGAGACTTCACGGCCGTATAGCTTGGCCGCACGCGCTCGAAGCGTGCATTTCATTCCCAAGGACAACACGAGCTCGGCAACGCCTTGAGCCAGGCCTTCAATCACTGAGGTCAAGACACATTGGCCACTCTGCGGGGCAATGTGTCCGTCAGTGTCCATGAGGCCCTGCAGGAGCGCGAGTCGCTGATCGATCGAGGCCCGGAGGTACAGCGGTGGGATACGTTTCGGCTCATCGAAGAGCCCGAGGCGACGCAACGTGCCGTTGAGACTGCCAGGCTTGCCTCGGCCCGTTCCACCGAGACGATAGCGTGGCGTTCTGATCGTTCGTGCCGTGGCTTGCCGCCGTTCGCCCACGGCGACGCCACTCGACGCAATGTGCTCGAGCAGTTCGGCATCGGCATCTGCGACAGTAATCCGCGCCTGGTCGGAATCGCCATCGCCGAGCCAGACACCGAGTACGTATGGGTCTACGGGTAAAGGCAATGAGTCTGTGCCCAAAGGGCCAGCGACCGGGATGCTGTGATTTGCTGATTGATACTGGCCGTTCGGATAGCGGAGCGTGCAGGCGATCTCGCGAGTCGTGCTAATACCTTGGCGCCATTCACCCCACAGCGACTTCGCGCAGCCGCGCGTGGCGCGCAGCTCGCCGCGGCGAGAGAAGGACCGTTGCTCGGTGTACCAGAGGTGCTCGGCGTCCGCGACGATCACGGACCCGTCATCGAACACGACTTCGAAGCACTCGTGGCCGTGCGCGATCATGGACTCGGCGATGATCGGCACGACGCGTCCACGTTCGTCGAATACGTAATCGCCGACATGGAGCTCCGCCATCGTCCGCCAGCCGTCCGGCGTCGGGATCGGTGTATCGATGGCCAGTGCCTTGGCGTTCCCCTTCCCCATTTCGACGTACGCCTCACGGAACCGTCGGTAGCCGTCGGCCATCTTCCACCCGAAGATCGATCCCACGATGAACGCGTTCGCCGGCGTGAGCTCGAACGGCATCGGCTCGCCGTCGGCGTCGAGCGTATCTGGCAAGCGCAACACGCCCTCGAAAAACTCGATGATGTGATTGGCAGCCGCTTCGTGGAACCAGAGGCCGGCCGGATGCCCTGACTTCTTCGCTGCGGCATGACGATCGCGAAGATGGCGCTCGCACGTCAGGCGCACGAGCGGGCCGGCGAGGATCTTCCCGTCGTCGACGTCTCGGGCGTAGCGGTCGACGCGATGGGTAAACTTCATGCCACCCCGCGACCATCGTATTCAGAGTCCGCGTACTGATGGTCACCGAGCCATTTCTCAATCGCTCGCAGCGACACGATTCCGAAGTTTGGAATCCTGCGTCTCGGGTCCCGAGGGTCGCGCATTTGCCTGAGTGACGGCAAGAGCCCCGCGACAACATCCGGTCCTGTAGTTCGCGGCAGTCCAATGTTCCGCAAGCAATTGAATGCTCGTGTCGGCAGTTCCTCAATCGTGCCGAGCGCAACAACGCTTCGCTCTTTTCGAATGGTCGCAGCGCGATATAGATCATGCGCGCGTGTACGCGAGACCACGAGGAGCTGTGCCAACTCCGCGAATGAATAGCCTTCCTCATCCCTGAGTCTCAAGATCGCTTCATCTCGGAGTCGCCGAACCGCGTCGTGGTATTCGCTCACTTCACCTTCACCGGCCGGCGCAGCGCGGCGGCCTGCTCCTGCAGCTGGGCGAGCTTCGATTGCGGCTTCCGTGGTGTCGGAACGGTGGATGGTCGCTGGTGATGCCCTGTCCAGGCGACGCGCGTCCTCGAGATCGCCGTGAGCGCGAGCTCGCCGGCGAGTTTTGTCTTTCGCTCTATCCACCCGCGCAGGGACGCATCGAGCATTCGCACGAGACCTTGATCGAACCGCTTTGCATTCCACGCTCGCCGCAGCCGCTTTGATTGTTCGTCGACTTGGACGCACGCGAGAACGTAATCTTTGAGGGTTTGCACATCGGCTGGTGTCAGCACGCGCGCCGATGCCAGCAATGGAGCAAAGTAACCCCAATATCTCCGCTCTGGCACGGTGAGGCCCGCCGGCGCCGCGATAACCTTCGGTTCGTCGCGCTCGTCATCGACGGGCTCCGTCGGAATCTGCGGCTCCTCGCCGTGCCGCGGCCGATGCCGCGATCCGTGCAGCGTGCGCAGCGCGGCTGGTTTCTGCGGTCGCCCACTATTTCGCCCACCCACCTCAGTTTCCGTTCCTCCGTCCGTCCCGCCACAATGCGATCGGCACAACGATGAACTCGATGATCGCTAAGAGAATGACCAAACCGAGCACCAAGTTCGCGAACATGCGTTCGATCCGTTTTTTCGTCCACGTCCGAGGTTGC